CTTCCTTACGAGCCTTCTTTATCTCTTTTTTGGTCTGAGCATCATGTTCACTAAAATCTCTACCAGTAAGCAAGAATAATAGAGAAGAAAGAAATAATGTTTTTTCGTAAGTCGCAACTGGCTCAAACAGTGGATCTGGTTTATCAATTCTCTCTTCCTTAATGTAATACAGGCGAAGAAGATTTTCCCAAGTCATACGTTTCTTCTCAAAGCGCATATTACCAGGCACTTCGGGTTCTCCATCGATGCCTAACAGCTTCATCATCACTAAATTAAGAACCGGTTTCGGCTTTTTTACATTCTTGCCTGGTTTTTTTATAACATATATCCCGTTCTCAATTTCTTCAGAATCCGCAATCACCTCTACTTGTCCAGAGCCAACTTTACGTGAAAGGATCACGTCACCATATTGTTCTGTGCCAATAACAACGGACGCTGAATCATACCCTGACGATTCTTTGAATGGATTTTTTAGTTTATCGTAATTTCCACCGAACACGAACTCCATACACTTTAGGACGCAGGACTTTCCTGTATCCGAACGTCCCTGTATTATATTCAAACCGGAAGTAAAATCGACAATGGCATCTTCTTTCAAATCACTCCTGGCGATTATTCTTTTTATATAAAAACCAGCCATATCGTTACCTCCTCAAAAATTCTGCCGATACATTACTTATCGTTTTCATAATTTTCTGCTCGCTTTGTCCTTTGAAATGCTCCACCGCCTTCCGAGCCAACATCTTATAATTACTTGCATATTCCGATTTCATTTTTCCTGCCACAGTTTTTCCAACTGCTGAAATAGAATATTGAAATCCATTCTGTCTGCGTTTTACAGATACCAGACCATCTATCACCAACGATTTCATCGTGCTTTGCATCATTCCTCTTCGTGCAGCAAATTCACTAAGACCGAATTCATTCTCTCCATGCAGGGCCATGTCACTGATACCAAAGTACTTACTGTAAATTGTAATGAAATCATAATCCGCTATTCTATCCAGCGTCATCTGTTCATCTCCCGAAACAGATAAAAGCAATAGTATCCTAAGGCTTGATTCAAATGTGGTGTTAAATATTTTATTCATCAATATCCACCCACGAATTTATCGTTCCGTCATTCACCAGAATGTGGCAAATGCCTTTCTTGTGCACATTCTTCATAAGGCTTTTTATCCTATCAATCGAAGAAGTATCTAATGTCGTATTGGTAATTTTATCAAGGACCTCTTGCAAACGTTGGAATCCATTATCGTAATCCTGAAGATATGTACTCTCTATACCATCGTAGGCATCCTTTTTTAGCGCCTCAAATTTTTCTTCTCCGCCATCAAATACATCCCTTACAGAATGATGCAGCCATTCAGCTTCATAATAAGATGTCCTTTGTGACGTGAAATCTCTACGGTATCTTCCCGGCAATGTTCCAATAATCTCTGGAGTAACTGCTTGAGCGAGTGCGTCTGCATATGCTGCACAAAGAGCATTGACATACGGCATTTCTTCCGGTTTGATATCTTTTTCAGGTGCGAGTGCAGCCGGTAGCTCTAAAACCTCATCTCCAACATGTAGCTTTCCGTCTTTTACATAAACTGTGCTTACTTCAACCGTTACATATCTATTTCCATAGGAATCAATATGAACCGGAAGCGCCGTATCAATGTATCCTTTATTAGATGCCATAGCATCAATAAAGCGATAGAAAAGCTCTGCACACACTTCATCGATATTATCAGCTTCAAAGTTTCCTTGTATTCCAAATTCCTTTAGCTTGCCAATCAATTCTTCTCTGGCTTCATAGTCCACTGTTTGGAAAGCATCAACAAATTTACTTTTACTAAATAAACTCTGAATAGTACGTGCGTCATCCTGCTTTATTTTTCTATTCTGAGTACCAGAATATATCTTTGATAGAGTTGAAACATCTTTACTCGATAGTGGATTAAAGTCATCGTTTTCCTCTAACTTTTCTTCATCATCCGTCATCGGGTCACGAATAACGAGATTCGTCAGATACAGCACATACTCCTGCTGTGTCACACTACAACCGATATATCGATGCATCAATTGTACGAAATCACTAAATCTCATCGTTTACCTCCAACTTCAGATTTTTCTTTGGACAGTTCACTGTCCAACACTGTCCGCTGGCGTCCGGCCGGTGGACTTTTATTTTGTTAAGATGTGATTGTAATCGAAAGAAAGCCAGATACACTCCTACCGATTTTACACTTATTAATTATAGCAGAAGCGTATAAGAAAAACAATAACTTTGCGATGACAAAATTATGAACAGCGATACGAAAAGGAATTTTTCTTGTTTGTTTGCTATAACTACATCACTTCAGCAGTTTGCGCAGACAGCTTTCCAGTGCTGAAGTGACCACACAACAGAATATATCGCTCCCGGCAACTGGAAAGGCTGGTGGCACACATGAGATGGAGATTTCTCCTGACCATGGTACCACTATACCCTTTTGCCGGTAGCAGCAAGGAACCTCCATCTCGGATTGACAAGAACGTAAATCAGAGTAAACAATATCGTATCTACATCAAGGGATCTAAAAGCTGGGTGGATGTCAACAAGGAGTTCTATACAAACTACTACCTCGACATCAATTCCTATCGCAAACGCCAGCAGGAACATGGCCGTTGTGTCTGCCCTGCAAGCAAACGCTATTTATGCGACATGGACTGTATGACCTGTCCGTATGCCAAGGCTGGCGACCAGCTTTCTCTCGATAACACCGTAAGCGACGGTGAAGGAAATGAAAAGAGCTGGCTTGATGATATGTCAGATGAATCTGCTGCTATCGCTGAAGTATTAGAGGATGCAGAACTTCTTCACGCTCTCTACGCAAAGCTGAACGAGCTGGACCCGGAAGGTCGTCTTATCTGTCAGCTTGTTATGCAGGGAAAATCTGAGCGTGACTGTGGCAAGAAAATGGGGCTCTCTCGCAGTACCTTTGTATATCGTAGGGACAAGCTGTTCCAGAAACTCCGCTCCGAGCTTAAGGACTACATCTAACATGAATGGTCGTCCTCTGATTTTTCAGGAGACGATTTTTCTTTTCAAAAAAATTTCTTATATTTTTCGGCCAAACGGCCCTCTCACCTCCATTGAGTAGTGTAAGGCGAAACAAAGCGACCTACAGAAAGCAAGGTGAACATCGTGAATCAGACTTTTCACAACAGAAGCGGTACTGACGCAGAAGTGATTGCTACTCTCACTGCAATCAGTCAGGTATCCGCAAGAATGGCGAAGAATCTCAGAATCATCGCCGCACACCGACAAGCCGAGGAAGGAGGAACAGTAAATGTCAAAAATGAGCGATATGTCTATGACCATCGAAGAGCTGAGAAATGCTGCCGTTGCTATTAACGATGCAGCAAACTGGCTCGCACAGCAGTTTGGAGGAGCATCCGAAGCTGCTGAAAAAGCAGAAGTCCCTGCTGCTCCTGCGAAACGTACACTGACCCTTGAGGAGGTTCGAGCTGTTCTGGCTGATAAATCTCGTGCCGGACATACAGCTGAAATTCGAGAACTTCTTAAAAAGTACGGTGCAAGCAAGTTGTCACTCGTAGATCCGAAACATTATGAATCCCTGCTCAGGGAAGCGGAGGTGCTCTAATATGCCACCTAAAGGACATGCAATCCTCTCCGCATCCTCGTCTGACCGCTGGCTCCACTGCCCACCATCAGCAAGGCTCTGCGAAACCTATGAGGATAAAGGCAGCAACTATGCTGCAGAAGTCTCCGATGCCCACTCCCTTTGTGAGTACAAGCTCCGCAAGGCTCTCGGCATGGAAGCTACAGACCCTACCGAAAATCTCGACTGGTACAACGCTGAGATGGAGGATTGTGCTACCGGCTATGCCAGCTTCATCATGGAGCTTTTGGAGGAGGCCAAACAGATCTGCTCCGACCCTGTTGTTCTGATTGAACAGCGAGTGAACTTCTCCCGTTGGGTAGAACAAGGCTTCGGAACATCGGATGCTATTCTCATCAGCGATGGAACTATGCACGTGATTGACTACAAACATGGTCTTGGAATCCTCGTATCCGCTGATAACAATCCACAAATGAATTGTTACGCTCTTGGCGCTCTGGAGCTCTTCGATGACATCTATGACATCGATACGGTCAGCATGACCATCTATCAGCCCAGACGCCAGAATGTTTCCACCTATGAGGTCAGCAAAGATGATCTCTATCTGTGGACCAATGAAGTTCTGAAACCTACTGCTGACTTAGCCTTTGCCGGTGATGGGAATTTCCTGTGTGGTGAATGGTACGGATTCTGCAAGGCAAAGCATGAATGCAGAGCCAGAGCGGAAGCCAATCTTTTACTCGCACAGCACGATTTCAAACTGCCGCCACTGTTAGAAGATTCGGAAATTGAAGTCATCCTCTCCCGTGTCGACGAACTGGTCTCTTGGGCAAATGACATCAATGAGTATGCGCTCCAACAGGCAATCAGCGGTAAAGAATGGACTGGTTGGAAGCTGGTCGAGGGTCGCTCCAACCGCAGATATACCAACGAAGACGCCGTGACGAAAGCTGTCAAAGCTACTGGTTTTGACCCTTACGAAAAGAAACTGCTTGGTATCACAGCCATGCAGAAGCTGCTCGGCAAACCTCGATTCGAAGAGCTCCTTGCAGCATATATCGAAAAGCCACAAGGCAAACCTACTCTTGTGCCGGAGAGCGATAAGCGCCCGGCAATGAACACAGCAAAAAATGATTTTATGGAGGAATATGACAATGAGTAAGAATGTAAAAATGACAAATCCCATGAAGGTTATCACTGGTCCTAACACACGCTGGAGCTACGCCAACGTTTGGGAACCGAAATCCATCAACGGTGGTACTCCGAAGTACAGTGTCAGCCTGATCATCCCAAAATCTGACACCAAGACTGTTGCTAAGATTGAAGCGGCTATCGAAGCAGCCTACCGTGAAGGCGAATCCAAGCTCAAGGGCAACGGCAAGTTCGTACCGGCACTTTCCGTACTTAAGACTCCTCTTCGTGACGGAGACCTTGAAAGATCGGATGACCCTACATACGCTGGCAGCTACTTCGTGAATGCTAATGCAACCTCTGCTCCGGACATCGTAGATGCAGACTGCAATCCTATCCTCACTCGTTCTGAGGTTTATTCTGGAGTCTACGGTCGTGCCAGCATCAGCTTCTATGCTTTCAACAGCTCTGGTAATAAGGGCATCGCATGCGGCCTTAACAATCTGCAGAAGATTCGTGATGGCGAGCCTCTTGGTGGTAAGGCTTCTGCTGAATCTGACTTTGCAACTGATGACGACGATGATTTTCTTAACTAACGGAGGTGACAAACTATGGAAACAATCATGATTAGCACAATTCTTGTAAATATCTGTATCGGCTGCTTCGCATGTGTTGGCCTTGCTACTGCAGTCTCTATGATTCAGAGTATCATCAATGACCATAAACGCGAAAAGCGTGAACAGGAAAAGGACAAGCGTGATCTCGAATACTATGAAAAACGTATGAAGGACTTTAAGTAATCTATCAACCTGCTGGCGGTGGTTTTGCTGCCGCCAGCACATCTTTCGACAAAAGGAGACCATCTATGAATGAATTTGCAGAAATCTTAAATCTATTTATTGCTAATGTCATCGCATACACCTTTTTTGTAGCGGTATATAGCTTCATCATTTATAACGTAGGGAAAATTATTCTCTATCTTATCCGCTATGCGGTATACCACATCCGCCGTGACATCAATAAATACAAATCAAATAAAGATAAACAGTAACACGGCAGGCGGCAGGGATTTCTCTGCTGCCTGTTTTGTAGAAAGGACAATCTCATGAAAACACTTAGCATTGATATTGAGACCTACAGTGATGTGCTTCTTCAGAAAACAGGCGTCTATCGCTATGTGGAGCCTCCCAATTTTGAAATCTTACTCTTTGCCTATAGCGTAGACAACCAGCCCGTTCAGGTCATTGACCTTGCTTGCGGAGAACAGATTCCAAAAGAAGTCCTTCTTGCCCTGGAGGATGAATCTGTCATCAAGTGGGCATTCAATGCAGCTTTTGAACGCATCTGTCTTTCTCGTTTCTTAGGATATCCGACCGGAGAATATCTGGAACCAGAAAGCTGGCGTTGTTCTATGATTTGGGCAGCTACGATGGGACTCCCACTCTCCTTGGAAGGTGTCGGTGCTGTTCTCGGTTTGGAAAAACAAAAGCTCTCAGAAGGAAAAGATCTCATCAAATATTTTTGCCAACCCTGTGCTCCCACGAAAACCAATGGGCAGCGTACAAGGAATCACCCCTTCCATGCCCCGGATAAATGGGCCATGTTCAAAAAATATAATGTTCGTGATGTGGAGACTGAAATGGGCATTCAGCAGAGGCTTGCAAAGTTTCCCGTTCCGGCTCAGATTTGGAATGAATACCATCAAGACCAAGAAATCAA